TGGGAGTAATGATAGTCAATTCCCATTTCTTTGAATTTCTCTATTGCGGTGCTGTTGAGGGAACCTTTTTCCCATTTGATGCTTGTTATTTTCATGTTCATTTCCTCCTATTCATTTACCCCGGGGGTGAATGTTTTTTGTTTTCCTTTGATGGTTATATAATACACTATTGCGTATCAAAAGTAAATATAAAAAATGCACAAAGATGTATTGCGAAAATGTATAAAATGCACAAAAATGTACAAGATAATTACCATTGACACAAAGCACATAAAAGTGTATTATAATATATATAAAATAGAAAGAGAGGAGATTTTTCAGATGCCGGAAACAGAAAAAAGAAAGAATTTATACCATGGAAACATTTCATATAGTAGATTGTGGGAAACAATGGAAAGAAGGGGAGTAAAAAAAGCTGATCTCAAAAATAAAGATACTTTTAATCTTTCGCCGACATTGGTAAATAGATTGGTAAAAAATCAAAACGTAAGTGTTGACACAATAATGTATTTGTGTGATCGTCTTGAATGCCAGCCGTGTGATATATTAGAATATAAAAAATAAATACACAAAAATGTATTTTATGTATTGACATATGATACACAAAGATGTATAATAAAAACAGTTAAAGAAAATCAATCACACAGCCCCAGGAGGGGCGGACAGGAGGGGTGAAATGAAAAATACAGAGGCTGGAAAAGCTACAAGAAGGGTACAACTTAAAAATATGCCGTTCGATCGTTTCGAGGACGGTATTGGATACATCCACGCAACTGGATATGATTGCCTTGTAGACGGTCAGTGAATGACCGAATACGAAGATAACATCTTTGAGGACGCTGCCGGATGTTCCTACGAGGTTGAACCGGAAGAGGAACCGGAGTGGACGGAAGAAGACGAGGCGCAATGGGCCGAAACTTTCAAGCCGTATCCGGGATTTGAAGAATAGAACAAGGAGGGGAAAGAAATGAGAATCAACGGAATCGGAGTTGTTAGCAAGAAAGAAGCAATGTCCATCTTGACAAAAGAAGGACGGGAAGAAGTTAAAAACGGTGGAATTACCATAGAAGAGCTTGGAGAAATGTACAAGCTCGAGCAGGTCAAAAAAGCCTGCAAGATTGGAAAGTATCACGACACTTTTGCAGCCAACTACAGCCGCATCCCGGACGGCTTAAAAGAAAAGCTTACGCCGCAGGAACTGGCGGAGCTTACAGTGGCGTTTTACAAATGTTACGGGGACGGGAAAAATGCGAAAGAATAAAGAGCCGGTTTCCGGCTCTTTACACTTAAAATTATTGTTTCAACCCTTGGCGACCGGGATTGTTGGACGCTCCGCTTACAGAACATCCTCTGCAAGTGACAATAATATTATACCACAAAGAAAGGAAAAAGACATGAAAAAAACAATCAATCTTTTAAACGAAGTTGTAAAAATGGGCTTCAGTAGGGAAAAGGCTCTCAGAGACATTGACGCAAGCCTTGACGAAGAGCTTGCAGAGAGAAAGCCACTGATGGAAGAGGAAATTTCCGATCAGCTTTATGAGGACATCCTCTTTGGCTTCAGATGCGAGGCCGAAGAGCCATGAAGGCAGTGTTAATAGAGGGCTATATGGAAAAGGGCGTTTTTGCAACGCCTTTTTCACACGCCGGGAAAAGGGTATATACATACCCATTGCCGCCTTTTTCTACAGTTGCCGGGATGATCCATTTTTTGTGTCGGTGGAGCAGCTGGCACGACATGAATATATCAATAGCCGGAAATGGAACGATGAACGAACAGGAGTTTACAAAACGCTGGAAGGGCGGAGCTTATGCCGGATCAGAAACAGAAGAATTTAAAAAGCGTTTTCCAGTCCGAGTGAAAAACGGCCCGGGGTTTACAGGTTGGGTTAATACGCCGGTTTTAGTTGATTTTGTCGCAGATCTGAATTTGCGTTTGCACGTTCAGCCAAAAAGTGAAAAGGAAGTTGACATAATTTATAAAATGCTGAAGTATCCGAGACGGTTTCCAAACCTGGGCCGGCATGAGGATTTGTTGAGAATTGACAAGATCGAAGTTGTTGACATTTTGCCACCGGAAAAAGTGACGTTGGATTTGCCAGCTTATGCACCGGTACTTCCGGAAATCTCCGGCACTGTTTACACACTTCACAAAAAATATACGGTGGACAGAGAACGGCGAATTTTTGAAGATGTAAAAACGGCGTATCTTGATGCAGGGCAAGAAGTCACGACCGAAATTGACAGCTGCGGAAACCCGGTGTTTTTAATGTGATTATTGACAGTTGACAATGATTATATTATTATAACTATAACGTCATTTTTATGACGAATGTAAAATTGGATCATTAGTTATTAAGCTAACAAAACATTAATAGTCCCATTGTGGAAAGAAAAAAAGCCCTTGGACAATCTCCAGGGGCTTAAACTCTTTTTTTTGTGGCGGCTAACGAGGGGAGAACAGCCCCGCCGCCGAAGTCTGTTAAATTATTCATAGCACACAAATGTTTGTTTTGTCAAGAAAAATATTTTTTGCTTTTGGCTTGACAGGTTTTTGTAAAATGTGCTATCGTGTCACTAACGAGGAACTCAGGAGGGGCGAGCCAATCGAAAATTAATAAAAAATCATTCAGCCAGGTAACCGGATCAGACGCCGGAAGCCTGGCATTTTCTGTGCCAAAACGCCCCTATAATTATATTATATATATAATCCCCTATTAATTAATTCTATACAGTACTGTATAATAACATCTTTTAAGCCCCTCCTAGATTCTGAGTTGATTAATATATACTTAGATACACTATATTATAATATATATAGCTCTATAACGTTGTATATTGAGTTATAACGGATTATTTTATAAATAGGTCTTTTATGATACCAATGAGAAATAAAAATAAATTTATGCTTGCATTAATTGTTTATATGTGCTATTGTAAATGGCAGATAAGTAAATACATTTACGATTTTTAAACAAAGGACGATATAAAAACTGAAAAGCATTTACGGAACTTCCAGCGCTGATCGTAGCTGCTGGGCGTGTTCTTCGATTGCTGACCGGTTTGGTATCGTCCTTTTTATTTTGTTAAATTAATAGATTAACGTTGTAAAGTGAGGTGATACAGTGAAAAATACAACAACTGCAGTACAAGGAATTGAAGTATACGAAAACAAAATATGGCAATTAGTAGATGAGTATATTAACACTGTATTGTGTATACACCAAGAAGATTACGATAGTATAGAAAAGTACAAGAAAGATATAGCAGATAACAGAATAGATATGTTCTTCTATATCTCAGATCGTATAGAAAAACCTGGTAATGATGATATAGATCTATTAGACAAGATATTTAATATATATATCAGAGTTTGCGGTAGATATGGTATATCACCTACTTTACAGATGTTTGGAATTATGGTTGGAATTAATGGAATGACCTTTACAGACTGGATGAATGGGGACTATAGGCGAGGCACTGCGCATGGCATGACGGTGAAAAAATGGAAAGAAACGTGTGGTGCTTTCGCTCTTGATAAACTGCATAATCAGACCGGAACAAACGCGAACTTGATTTTTGCTTGCAAAGTTGCATACGGCATGGCAGAGACAGCACCGGTTCCAGCTGGACAGCAAAACGGCATTCCTCAGCAATCAGCGCAGCAGATCGCGGACCGGTACAAGAGCGCACTGGAGCTTCCGGAGATGGAGCGTCCGAAGCTGTGAACTACCGCCCAGAAACGTCCATGAGGTGCGGACAAAAGGCGGCAGTTAGCACGAAAACAGCGATATTTATACAATGTGCATAGTTAAAGCACCAGTATTTGTGCATATTGTACAGTAATCTATATAACAAACTGTAGTTTGTCGTATAGATAAAATGATGAGGCAGTTACAACTTCCTCTGGCTACTGCCGAAGGCCGAACAATAACAGCGTGATCCGGTGCAGCGGGTCCCATGGGGCGGCGGGCTGACCGGATAGCGTACGGATGAGACGGGGACCCACTTGGAGGGAAAGCCACCAGGAGCCGAGTGAGCCCCCAAAGTAAATAAAATAACAAAAAGGCCCTTTTCACATGGCAGAGATAGTGATTGCAACACGACAAGCCGTAAGCCTTAACGGTTTCTCTGCCAACACAAAATAAGGCGATACCAAGAAAGGCAGGTATATAAAATGAAAATTGGATATGTAAGAGAAGTAAGATTTGGAATTGACACTGATATTAAACGTGAGCTTTTGTTTCACGAAGGGATATTTGAGATTTACGCAGATTCCGAAAACAGTAGAGATGAATACCGCAAAATGATGTCAATTCTGTCTGATTCCGATGAGTTATATATTTGGTCTATTGAAGAGCTTGGAAATGAGCAGGAAGAAATTCTTGAACAATGGAGAACTATAACGAGTGACATTGGAGCAAATATCACGGTTATCAGTTGCCCTGTCATAAAAAGCAAAAGAGATGTGACATTAGAAGAGAAAATGGTAAGCGATATGGCATTAAGAATTCTCTCGTATAACGTTGAAACATCAAACAAGAAGTTAGAGGAATTGGAGAAAATTTATGACGAAGAATAGAGGTTATCAATCCGAATCCATTCGCATCCGGTTGCCGTACCAATTGGAGCAAAGACTTATAGCTGAAAAGAACCGAACTGGCAAAAGCGCGTCACAGATCACCCGTGAAGCCTTGACACAGTATTTTCGGAAAAGGTAGGTAAAAGACGATGCTTGAAAAATTTTTTAAAAAACAAAAAAGGTCTTCTGAATGCCATCCACTTGAAAAGCCTTTAGCTCATGATCGCTCGTACGAATATCATCACAAGAAAGCTGTTCTGGAGGACGGAAGATTGTACGATACAGAATCAGCGAAAAAGGTTTTTACGGACGAAGCAAGTTTGGAATATATCACACTCGGAAGAGCAGTGCAAAGAGTTTACTTCTTAACCCCGAACGGAAACTGGTTTTCAGCTAAAGAAAAAATCGAGACTGAAAGCGGAATCACTGATGTCGGCGAATATCGTATACAGGTCACAAAAACCATTTACACATACAGCGATCTTCGAATAGAGCAAAAATACAAGGTTAAAGACCTGATTGGAAGAAACGACTATGAGTTATACAAAGAATATTTTGGAGAGGTAAAAGAGGCATGAATAAAGAAAAAGGAATCTATGAGTTGTTACCGTCAGAACCAGTTGACGTAGCAGCTATGCTGATAAAAGCAACGATTGTTACAGACGCACCGGTATTCGCACCACTATCCCCGATGCTTGAAGGTACATTGGTTGCGATACCGAAATACGATCCGGTTCAACTTCAGGAAATCGCAGAGCACCTTCTGGTGTACTGTAACGCACAGGAAAGGGGATTTGAAAATGTCTATTGTGAAGATTGTAAATCAGGATCCGTATAACTGGAGGGGAACCGAATGCCTTATTGACGGAAAACCGATTCCGAGAGTGAAATCAGTAGATTTTCATGTTGCGGTTAATAAAGTTCCGATATTTAATCTTGAATTAATGGCAACACCGGATATTGAAATGGAAGGTCTGGCACGTATTAGTGTTAGTTCTCAATCAATTACTGATGCGATTTCAGTTTTAAGACACGAACTGCTTCAACATGGAGAAATATACCAAGGCTTCAAATCAAGCCTGAAATCGGCTCTGGAAATCTATTCTACATGCAGACTTCCATTTGAGCCTGAAGAAGAAACAGCAGAAAAGATTCTTGATTTCATGATTGGAGGAGAACGATGAGGACGATATTTACGATAATCGCACTTGCTATCAACGTTTTAATGTTTGTTTCAGTGAGTTCCGAAATCGTGACAAATAACAATAAAGACAAATGGGAATCTGCCGCTTGTTCGATGATTCTTATTGGAACCGGAATAAGCGTGATTTTATTTTTAACATCCCTGTGAGGTGAAATAAATGTTACTGGTATTTCCAATGGTTTTACTTCCGCTGATATTGGTAGAGCGGATTAAGATAATAAAAGAAAAGGTACAGCCCTCGCCGCATGGTCTTGGAGGAAGATTCAATACGGACAGGACGAGGCACGAAATCCCTAGATAGCCTGTATCGGTACGGACTTATAATAATAAAACAGATATCCAATCCAAAATTTCCTCCAAATGAGTTGCGACTGATGCAGGCGTTCCAGGAAAAACATAAATATATCAATGGTGTTTTTGAAGTATATCACATGCGGCAGGGTTGAGCGACTGCCGCAACATAGCGCATTGGCGAAGTGGTAACGCATCGGACTTTGACTCCGTTATTCGTGGGTTCGAACCCCACATGCGCCGCTCTGCATCGGATTTTGCCTTTCCTCTGATGCAGATTGGATTTTCTTTTTCCCTTTGCCACCTATCGCAACGGCGATGATTAAAGGAGCAGTCAAACGTTCCGGGTGGCTTTGCCTTAGTTGGCAAGCTTAATTTCTTCTATGGTTTACCTTTGTTGCAGCTGGTGGTCAAGAACTGCAACAGTAGTAAAAAGACAGATATCGTAGCGACCCTGTATCTTTTTACTACTCAGGAAGCTTAGCTCAGTTGGTCAGAGTAACCGGCTCATAACCGGTCGGTCCTGGGTTCGAACCCCAGAGTTTCCATTTCTCCCAAAGCTGTCCATCCGTTTTATGGATAGAAAAAACTACCGAATGTGTGTATGTGGGTTGTTTTTCAGAAGGTACGTAACGGCGTAGCCGGAGTGAAAAGACAACTTCCCGTTCGGTTCTGTCTCTGAGTTGAATATGTCGCCAATGAGTGCACGTTGACGACGGGGAGTTTTCAAGAGACATTTCAGGAATAATCCTCCGAAACAACTCCGTGGGACTGGCACGGATGAAAGCAGTCTAGTGGAAAGCATAACACGATAAACCTATTGCTAACCCGGATTGCACCGGGTTATTCGGAAAGTGCAAGTAACTGGGAACGGCGTGGTCATAGACTAGGTCTTGGTGGTTCGAATCCATCCTTTCCGCTTGTCTGGAGCCTGAAAGTTTGGCGTGGGAATAGCGCAGGGCGGCGCATGGGAATGTAATTCCGAGTTCCGGACATGTTTGCTGCCTATCGGATTGCAAAGTGGTCTCCCTTAAAGTAGGCAATAAGTGAACGTGCTGAAATGGTTCTTCCAGATATGTACATGGCAGGATAGAGAAGCGGAATCTCACAAGGTCCATACCCTTGAGAACGGCGGTTCAAATCCGTCTCCTGCAATTAATTCGTTCGTTCTATGCTGTCAGTGCACGGGCGGTCTATGGTTCAAGCGGATTAAACCCATGGGAAAAGGTTGATGTTTATCCTGAGGACTGCTGGGCAGTACGAAAAGCATATCATTTATATGTTGTGCAAAATGGAAATCATCTCATTCATTTACCGAGGTGATCAGCCGTGGTAAGCGGCACGGAATGTAGCTCAGCGGTAGAGCAGTGACTTACAAGTCATGTGTCGCAGGTTCGATTCCTGCCATTCCGATTCCGGTAAATTGCCATTACCGGAAAGCATTTCCAAAATGCTCAAATTTACCTTCTGATTGGTTCCGGTGGTTCGCGTTGGGCGACGATGCGTGGTTCAAGTCCACCCGCCGGACTTTTTTATTTTTTGGTAGTAACATTATGGAAAAAGATCATTATTGTACATGCGGTACGCGCTAGAAGAAGGTGTCTGCTGTAATGGTGAAAGCGAACATCGTGCAGATTTTAGATTCCTTGATGATAGCTGTGAATGTTGGGAGGGTATTGAAAATGACAAAACAAGAAGCAAAGAAAATGAAAAAAGAATTATCTGATTACAAAAAGGTATTTTCGGAATTAGAAGAGAGATGCAGCCCAGAAGCATTGGAATACTGGCACCGTCATTTGTGGTACGGACTTACTATCCAGTCAAATGCTGAAGCGGCAGCCCCAAAAGAGGGAGAACCCCCTAAACAACCTTTTAAATTAGCAGATTGGCTGATTGGCAGAGAATCAAAAGATGGGATTCGATTATACGGAAATAATGATCTTAAACAAATTGCCCTACACCTTTTTATTTATTGTGAGGACGAATAATGCAAATAGCAGGTAAAGAAATCAAAGACGAATGTTCCAAATGTGGAAACATCCTTGAGTGCGAATTGTTCCGTCAGGGGCATGGAATAAAACAGGAACGTGAGAATATAGCAAAGATGATCGAGTGCCAGATGAAACACAGGGAGGAAAGAGAGAAATGAACGAACTGAAGGTATTAAATGAGCAGGAAGTGTTAGGAAAACAGTTTAGAGTTTACGGAACAGCAGAGGAACCACTGTTTCTGGCTAAAGATGTAGCAGAGTGGATTGAGTATTCAGTTTCTAATGTAAGTAAAATGCTTGCCGCTGTCGATGATGAAGAGAAAACCATTCGTACAATTGTTACGAGTGGTTCAAACTATCAAACAGAAGCATGGTTTCTTACCGAAGATGGACTCTATGAAGTCTTGATGCAGTCCAGAAAGCCGATTGCAAAACAGTTCAAGAAAGAAGTCAAAGAGATTCTGAAAACCATTCGTAAGCATGGCATATATGCTACTGATAACGTGATTGACAATATTCTCAACAATCCAGACTTCGGTATCGAGATTCTGACTAAACTGAAAGAGGAACGTGCTGCAAGAGTAGAAGCTGAGAGAAAGAATGCTATCCTGATGCACGTCAACAAAACATATACCATTACTGAAATTGCCAAAGAACTGGGACTGAAATCAGCGATGCAGCTAAACCGGATCCTGGCAGAAAAGAAGATACAGTATCAGGTAAACGGTACGTGGTTGATGTACTCCAACTATAGTGACTGCGGATATGAGGAAATCAAACAGGAAGTATTGGATTCTGGAAAAGTAATCTACCATAGACGGATTACACAGATGGGACGGGAGTTTATTCTTGGTTTGTTTGAGAAGACGGCTTGATTGCGAAAGGAGAATTACCATGATTAAAAAGCTTTGCAATCTCTATATAAAGCACAAAACAAAGAATCTCACAAGGATTCCACTGTTTACAATGACTTTTAACTGGCGGAAATTCCAGAAAGAGGGAAGAGAAGGCAGTTGCATAATGTACACGATACATCCGGATATTGCAAAGGACCCAATCTTAAAAGAAAAACTCAGTGAATGTGTGGATCATATCCGCAATAACTACGACATGGAAATATTTACCAAGATTTGATGGGAGGAAACCATGAGAATTGAAGATATGAAGAACTGGACGGTAGACCAGATGAAGAAGGAAGTTGTCCGACTATCTGAAGAATGTGAGAAAAGACAGCATGAAATTTTGGATTTACAAGAACACCAGATTGAGCTGGAAAGAGATTTTGATGAGATGATGATGTATGGAGAGTCTGAATTAATTAACGATGCGCAACCAGATAAAAAGGAGACAGATTTTACTGCAAGTTTAAAAATGTATGAAGATCAGCACCAGTCCGATTGCATTACAATCAACCAGCTTCAGACCGCATTGGACGTAATGGTTGACCGATATGCGAATCTGAGAAAGATTCATGGGGTAAGCTAATATGGGCGTGAAAGATGAATTGAATCAGTTATTTATAGGTGAAAAAGAGATAGATACATCAGGAATACCGGAGCTTCCGGGAGATTTGATTAATTATTCGCTGCAATCTGTCGGAAAAGAGTTAGGGTTTAGAACGGAATTTGTTTTGTCAAAAGAATTACTTTACTCGTTGCTTTTCACAAATCGAATTAAACAAAATAATCTCCGCAAAATGCACGGATTCCCCAAAAAGCGCAAGATTGCAGGACGAAAAGGAGTGAGAAAATCAGATGAGCATTAAATCAGCATTTGAATCTGAGGGAATAGACTTCTCTCAGGTAATGAACCCACCAGAACCGTGGGACGGACGGGCATTAATTAAAAATGTCAATGGGAAAGACTACGCTTGTTGTCCTTTCTGTCAAAAAAAGAGCTTACGCATAGAAAGTAACACTATAATTAAGCACTTAAGAATTAAATGCAAAGGATCAAATTGTAAAAAGGTTTATGAGGTAAACACTTGAGTAGGAGCTTGAATGAGAAAAATAAACATGTCAGGACTTAGGTTCGGAAGATTAACAGTGCTATGGACGGCAGATTAAATGGAGAAGTTTCATGGAAATGCAAATGCGATTGCGGAAATATTAAAATCGTTAGAGGAAGTCATTTAAGGAAAGGCTCAATTATGAGTTGCGGATGCCTTTTGTCAGATACTTTGAAAGAAAGAAACACAATCCACAATATGACCAATACTAAAATATATAAAATATGGATGCATTTAAAGGGCATATGTTACATGAGATCAGGAGAATGAAAAAGCTGATAAGTACAGGGCGGTGGATAGTTTTGGTATCAATTATTTATACTCTTTGGTCATTTGTCAGATAGGAGGTTGGACATGACAAAACAAGAAGCCGTAGTAATTGAAACCTATACAGGAATTTGTATGCTTACAGGAGATAGCCGAAGACTTGCATATGAATATGCAGAAAAGCTTTTAGGTCACCCAATATATACACATGAATTTTCGAAGTATGCCGATGAGTTGAAAAAACTTAGCAAGCCAGATTTTATTGAAATTTGCAGAAAGTTAGGTGATTGAATGAATCTCCCAGAATTTGAAAAATGTAAATGTTGTAAAATACGTAAACTTAATAACGAAGATATTCGTTTATGCTGTGAACCGCCATTTTGGGAATACTTCCATACTACGTGTGAAGAAAGAAGAACAGAACACCCAGAACAATGCAAAGAAATATTCGAAAAAATCGAAGGCAACAAAGTATATACAGTAGAATACACTAACGTTCCAATAACAATTATGAGACCATACGAATCAGCAACATCTTCGTTTCTTGTTATGGTAGAACAAGAAACAGAATATGCCAGCTTTGTAGCTGATGTAATTGGTAGATTAGACTATGACGAAACACTTATGGTGAAAGTAGGAGAAAGCGAGATTCCATTTAAGGTAATTCGCATTGGAATCTCCGATAATACTTTTCCAATACGCTTTGAACTTATGGCGAAACAGGTTGGAACATTTTCAACTGGAAGATGGGAAAAGATATTGAGAGGTATTTTGAATGAAAATAAGTCTTAAACGGATTAAATGTATTCTGACAGGCGGATGTAGATTCCGGGATGCAGCTATTTCAGAGTGTGACGACAAAGAAAAGACCTGTACCATTACGGAAACTTGCTGCAAGTGTGGGAAAAAGTACACTGCCATATTTACTTATAAACAGTTAGGAATTCCGGATTGAGGTGAATGTATGAATCCAGTATTTATATTTCTAGTGATATGTATAGCAGTGGTAGTATGGTTTCTGCTTTACAAATTATTTCAGCCACTAGGTAAATTATTGAATCACATTGGCAGAAATGCTATTGATGAGTTAAATAAAGAAGTTCCAAAGATTCAGGGAAGCAACACTTCTACTATCGTAGATACAAGAGATATGACAGCTGATGAGAATGCTGAATAATAAATAAACCAGTCAGAGAGCCACATGAGAGCCAGACTAAATCCTAAGAAGAAAGGAGGTCTGGCTCTATTTTTATGCAAAAATTTACAGAAGGCTCATTTGAATGGTATCGGGCAGTCTTAAATCAAATCATCAGCGGAGATATGTCTGTTTACCAGAATCAGAAAGACTGCCTTGATCTGTTGTTAAACATGAACATTGATTTACCGTTTACGGAGAATTTAGAAGCACAGCAAATGGCAATAAAAGTAAGTAAGTATGCTCATAACGTAGCCGCAAGACAAGCTGCACTGACGGGAAGCGGTAATTTTGATAATATCTACTGGCAGTATTTGCTGTTAGAAGCCCCATGGCTATTCGAGAGTTATCTGTACTACATGGAAAAGAACAGACAACCACGAAGAAAATTCTATGAGCCGAGAAAAAAGACATTAAATGTTCTCGTACAGGATTTGCAGGACTTAGAGGACAGAAAGATTGAGTTTCTTGGCGTGTCTATGCCACCCCGAACCGCAAAATCAACCACCTGTATATTTTTCCTGTCCTGGATAATGGGTAAACGCCCGAACAGCCATAACGCTATGAGCGGTCACAGTGGAATCCTTGCTGACGGATTTTATGGTGAGATACAGAATCTTATTTCAACGCCAGAATATACTTTCAATGAAATCTTTCCGTCTGCAACCCTTGAAAAGAAATCGGCAGAAAAGAAAGAAATCAACCTTGGCGCACCGGACCGATTTTCGACGCTGACCTGTCGTGGTATTGACGGAACATGGACAGGTTCCGTAGATATATCTTCAGACGGTTACTTATATGTCGATGACCTTGTTCGTGACAGAACTGAATCATTAAGCCCGACACGTCTGGAAAACCGGTATCAGGATTATCTGAACGTTCTGGTTGACCGTAAAAATGACGGTGCACGAGAGTTAATGGTCGGAACACGATGGAATGTCATGGATCCTCTTGGAAGAGTGGAGACTGAAAAGAAAAATAATCCACGGTACCGCTTTAGGAAGATTCCAGCATTGAATGAAAATGGTGAATCCAACTTCGATTATGACTACGGCGTAGGATTTTCTACAAAATACTATGTGGATATGAAGTCAAGGCTGGATGCTAACGAATGGCAAGCCAAATACCAGCAAAATCCATTTATCCGTGAAGGAATCCTTTTTCCGGAAGATGGACTTCGGTACTACAATGGAATACTTCCAGAAGGTGACAGCCGTGTTGTTACTGCCTGTGATGTTGCATGGGGCGGTGGAGATAGTCTTTCAATGCCGATTGGACGGGAATACGAAAACGGAGATGTCTATATTTTTGACTGGGTATTCAATAAAGGGACAAAAGAAGTCACTCTTCCGCTTGTCGTTGGAAAAATCATTGGAAACGAGATACGACAGATTAACTTCGAGGCAAACAACGGTGGTGATATGTACAAGATGTACGTGGATGAAAAACTTAAAGAACAGAAGTATAAATGCAGCTGTACATCCAGCCGTGCACCGGGGAACATGGAGAAAATGTCTAAGATCATCGCATATTCAGATGATATAAAAAGAAACTTTATATTTTTGGACGAAGAACATCGGAGCAAAGAGTATCAAGCAGCTATGGACGAACTTACTTTCTTCGTTCAGCTCGGAAAGAATGTGCATGATGATGCACCGGACGGTCTTACTCAGCTTCAGATGTTTATAGAAAAAGGAAATGTAGGTACAGTGACAGCTATGCGCAATCCATTATGGGGAGGGAGAATGAGATGAACACACGACAATATCTTGAGCAAGTGCAAGATTCTGATAGAAAAATACAGAACAAAATACAGGAAGAATACCGCTTAAGGCTTTTGGCAACCAGTATATCTTCTTTTTCAAATGGAGATAAAGTGCAGACTTCCGGTGGAAAAGACCGTGTTGGTGATGCTGTAACCAGAATTGTTGAATTGCAGCAGGAAATAGCATCTGATGTCAAGGAACTGGCAGAATTGCAAATGAAAGTTTCCGGAGATATCAATGATATGGAAAACTCCATGTACTCATCCTTACTCCATAAGAGATACATAGAATTTAAAAATCTGGTCACGGTTGCAGACGAGATGGGATATTCCGTACAGCATATCCGTTCCTGCCATGGAAAAGCTATTGAAGCTCTACGAAAACAAAAGCATTTTGAAAGTTAATATGTTTTAATATGGAATCATATGTTCTATGTATAATATAATGTAACCTGTAAAACGAGCATCGGAGAATAATCCGGTGCTTTTTTAATGCCCGAAAATGGGAGGTGTAGGCAGTGGGCAGAAATAAAATGAATTTCATTGACTTATGCCGGGGCGAATTTGGTCGCAAAATTGCCTATACCGGTGTAAGCCAGATCACAACAGCAAACGTCAGAAAAGTTGTTTCTGATACAATCGGCACTCATAACCGGAATAGGGTACTGATTGACTATTTGTACCGGTACTACAAAGGAGATCAGCCGATTCTTTATAGAGAAAAAGTGGTGCGACCGGAAATCAACAACCGTGTATGCGAGAACCATGCACTGGAAGTTGTCCGCTTCAAAGCATCACAGACATATGGCGAACCTATCCAGTATGTATGCAAGAAGAAAAAAGCTACAGAAGAAGCAAATGAGCAGGTAGATCTGTTCAATGACTATCTGGACGAAGCAAATGCAGAAGCCAGAAATATTGAACTAGGGACTTATCAAAGCGCTGTAGGAACCGCATACAAAGCAATTTTGAAAGAAGATGACTGGGCAAAGGACAGTGAGTTACCGCCGTTTCGAATTTTTATACCGTATCCGGGGGATTGTTACATTGTTTATTCCCGGAAGACCGGAAAAGCGATGCTCTCGGTTCAGATTCTTAAAGATGAGAATGAACAGCAGTATTATTTATGTTTTTCGGCAAAACAATATTTTGAGATTCAGAATGGACAGATTACAAAAACCGGCATCAATGGTTTTGGTGGCATTCCGGTAGTTGAGTACCCGAATAATCACGACCGCCTTTCTGATATCGAGATTGCGATAACCATGTTTGACACCATGAATAACATGCAGTCAAACAGAATGGATGGCGTAGAGCAGTTCGTGCAAGCCCTTATGAAATTTAAGAACTGCGAGATTGATGAAAGCGAATTCCTGAAAATGATTAAGCTCGGCGCTATCTCTGTAAAAGATACTGGAAATGGTTGCCAGTCAGATGTTGACCTGATGACCGCTGAATTGAATCAGACGGAAAGCCAAGTTGCAAAGGACGATATCTACAGCAACATGCTTATTGTTGAGGGAATGCCGGATAGGCAGCAACAATCGTCTGGCGATACCGGTCAAGCTGTATATCTCAGAAACGGATGGGATTTTGCAGAGCGCAGAGCAAAACTGGATGAACCATTTATCCGGGAGGCTGAGAAAGCAAGTGCCAGAATCATTCTGAATATCATCCGACAGACCACAAAGGATATTTCAATCTCAACAAGAGATTTTGATGTAAAGATAACCAGAAACCCGACAGATAACATGCTTGTCAAAGCACAGGCTCTTGACTATCTGTTTAAAAATAAAATTCATCCGCTGATTGCATTGATTACTTGCGGACTTTTCAGTGATCCACAAAAGGTATACGAGATGAGTTTGCCTTACCTGGGAACTGTATATCCCGAACTGGCAGACCCGGACGCAGAAATGCAAAAAGCACAACAATTGATTGATAAAAGCAGTCAGAATCCGACTGGAATTGATTCAACGGTAAATTCTTCAGCTATCAATCAAAACTCGTAAATTCAATTATTAAAGGAATCAAGGAGTAACATCCAAGGTTCCTTTTTTAATACACAAAAATAATGCAACAGCCCGTGAGCGTAAATCGGGTGCAGATCATGTGCGGAGCGAACCGTGTGAAAAAGTGTGATGGTCTGAAAGAAAGGAGATTTCTATGACAAGAGAACAGGCAAAACAGGTACTTATTGGCTTTGGAATCGAGGAACCGTCTGAAGAACAGGTGACTAAATATCTTGATTCTGTTGAAACAGAGACAAAAAAAGTGAAGGAAAAAAACACTTCTCTGAAAGAAAAAGCTGATAAAGCAGATGACCTTCAAAAGGAACTGGACGATTTGAAAGCCCAGAATATGACGGATGCTGAAAGGCAGGAAGCGGAGCGACAGAAGGAAAAAGCAGAAAACGAAAAGAGGATTTCTGATTTGGAAAAAGCACTTGCTGAATCTAACAGGAAAGCACTTTCCAGTGAGATTACATCTGCTTTCGCTAATGCGGGCCTTTCCACAGAAACATACGCAAGCGCTATCAAAGCATTTTCATCTATGCCAGCAGATAAGTCTGAAGACGTAATGAAAGAAGTCAAAACTTTTGTTGATGGAATTTCCGAGGCAAATAAAGCGGCTCTGGATAACGCAAAATCCGAATGGGAGAAATCAGTTCTTGATAATACTCCGAATCCGGGCGGCGGAAATCCAGATAAGGGACAGAAAAAAGATGACAACGATAGTCCAGCAGCTAAGTACGCAAAAGCTTACTCAGCACGCATGAACCCTAAAACTGAACCGGCAGACGACAACGCACCGGTTAATTTTTGATTAAGTAAAGGAGATTTAGATTATGGCTTTTATGAAAACAAAGCAGTATGAGTCCACTCCAAATATTCTCGAATCTGAGGTTGGACTGGTACTGAAGACTTACATCGCAGACGCAACAAATGCAACAGCAGTAAATGACAAGAAAATCATCAAAGCAGGTTCCGTGTATCCGACAAATGCGACTGGTGCAAAAGGAATCGTATTTGAAGATGTTGATATGACAGACGATGCTAAAAGACCAATTTCCGTGATCGTAGCAGGACGTGTCCTTGAGAAGAGACTTCCAGTTACAGTCGACGAAACTGCAAAAACAGGGCTTACCGCACAGGGAATTGTTTTTGTAACCACTACAGACCCAGTATTTTAAGGAGGTATAACTACTATGCCATACAATGTATTAGAAGCTATCACAGCAGAAGAAAGATTAAATTTCGCTCAGAACTTTTCTGTGGCGAGACCTGGTATCCTTGATACCATTTTCCCGGATGTAAAAACACCGTATTGGAAAGCCGAGTATTACAGACTTATGGCTGGACAACGACTGCCGGAGGTAGCATTTGTTCACGCTCTTGATACCGAAGCAGAAATCGGCTCCAGACCGGGATTCGAGAAAGTTCTGACTGAAAAACTCTTTATCAAGAGGAAAATCAATCAGTCTGAGCGTCTCCAGGAAGCTATCGAAAATGGTGTTCCGGATAACGAAACTCTTACAAACTTCGTTTTTGACGATGCGACAAACCTGTTTGAAGGTGTTGTTGGAAGGGCAAACATCATGAAAGGTCAGTTCCTTTCAACCGGTATGGTAAAAATTGATGAAAATAACGTGAAAATGAATATCGATTATGGCGTACCAAGTTCTGCAAAGGTTGATCTTACCGATTGGTCTAAAGCAGATGCAGATATCATGGGCGATATTCAGAAGATGGTAACTGTAGCCGAGGATTCCGGATACGTAGTAACAAATGCAGTTACATCTCTGAAGATGATCAACTACATGAGAAACAACACAGCTATGCAGACAGCTGTTCTGGGAGCTGCGAATAAACGTCTCCTTACCAGACAGGAGCTTGCAAATCTGCTCATGCAGGAGTACGGAATCACCGTTGGTCGCTGTGATGAGAAATTCCGTTACAGAAAAGCAGACGGAACTCTGATGACTGGAAGATACTTCAAAGAGGATGTGTTCACTCTCTACGAAGCTGATGCAAGCGGTTCTTTCGGTACTGGACTTTGGGGGCCAACACCGGAAGAGAATGAATACAGACAGTTCATCCAAGAAGAGAATCACTCTTTTGTTACTCTTTCCATGTGGGCTACACAGGATCCAGTTGCCGTATGGACAAAAGCATCCGGTATGTTTATTCCGGTAGCACCGAAAGCCAACGGCGGTATCGTTATCGGTACAAAGGGGGAATAAGCGGGCATAGCCTTGATGAAAACAGCCAGTCACCGTCTGTAGCTAGTGGTTCACACAAGTATACAGAAAGCGAGCTGTCCAGTATGACTGTGGCTCAACTGAGACAGCTTGCAAGTGACAATGGTTATGCCCTGACTTCCACAAACAAGGCTGGTATTATATCAGAAATTATAGCGCAGCAAGGGTAGGTGAAATGGCATGGACGAACAGCTTACAAGCGATCTGACAACATATCTGGAAGGTGATGAACTGACCGCAAGGATGATTCCCTTAGCAGTCAAAAGAGCTATTCGGTCATTCCAGAAAAAACGCAATTATCCTGAGAGTTATACGAAAGAAAGCATCAATAAAGATATGGACGAATGCTATGATTGTATTTTCGATTTGGCTCTTTATTTTCTTGTGAAACAGGGAGTTGAATTTGAAACATCTCATTCGGAAAATTCTGTAAATGCAGGATGGAACTCTGAGACAGAGATATTTGTTAATCACGGCGTTTTTCCCTTTGCCAGAGGAATCTGACAGAAAAAGTAGGTTGAGAACGTGACGCATTTCCTCCCAGGCGTTGCTGGGGTACTTCATTATGAGGTGGGAAGAAGTACAAAAAATGTAATGGGAGTGAAGGAGAGTAGCGATGGAATGTGAACAGAATTGCTTTAACGAACACCGCTTAGAAGAATTGGAAAAAGTTGTTCACGAAATAAAAGAGAAGCAGTCTAAACGTGACGGTATTTTTTTTGAACGTATCAATGCGCTTGAAACCAAAATTGTTCTTTACAACAATGATCTCGGGCACATAAAAGATACGGTGGATGAAATGAATGATAATTTAAAATCCCTCATGGAAGCCCCGGGAAAACGCTACGACACGATTGTTGTTTGCGTTATCACGGCCGTGATCGGGGCTATTGTAGGGTTTGCATTAAGCGGTATCTTTCCGGCATAATAAGCAATTCCACTTGTAAGGGAGGCGGTGGGATTATGAATTATACAGACTTTTCAGAAGATGAAAGAAAGTTTTATCTAAGCGAATCCGGGTTTGATTCCCGAGAAAAAGAATTTTTCCGGTTGAGAGTTTATGAGGAAAAAACATTGTTTGAAACAGCAGAGATTATGGGGTATAGTCCAAGAACCATTGACCGCATAAACCGAAAAGTAAAAAAGAAGATTGTTAAAGTTGCCCCGATGTATTATCGGGGCTTTTCTTTGTATCATGGCGAAAATATGGCGAAATAGTGTCGTTCAAATACTTAGGTTTCTCTCATATAATGTAAGCATAGAGAAAAGCTTACAGAGATGGGAGGAACACACTATGGCATTTTATCCATATTATCCGCAACCATTGAATCCATACCCGCAAACACCGGTACAACCGTATCAAGATAGATTGGCACAGTTGCAGAACAACTACCAACAGACAATGCCTTATGGACAGGCACAAATGCAACAGCCGATGCAGCAGATGCCACAGGTTGCTATGCTTTCGGGGCAAATGGTTGATGGCATTGATACTGTAAAAGCAAAAGATGTGGATATGACTGGAAATCCTGTCTATTATCCAAAAACAGATGGTACAGAAATATACAAAAAGCAACTACAGGCAGATGGAAAAAGCAGGATTTTTGTTTACCGACTTTTAAATCCAGACGAACAACAGCAACCAAAAGCAGAAGAAAAACCGATTGATATAGAAGCTATGTTTAATCAACTTCGGAACGATGTTTGTTCTGAGATTTCTGAAATAAAGAACATGTTCCCGACACAAATGTCGGTAACACCGGAAGCCAAGCAGCAGAACGGAGGTAAGCAGAGATGAATTTCAATCCAAATACCATGATGAAAAAACAAGTTGAAAGAATGATTTCTCAGAGGTTCGGAAGTGTTGATAACATGATGAACGATATGAGTAAATTTGCAGGGAATAATCCAACATTGAAAAATGCTTTGGATTTATACAAAAAAGGTGATACAGACCAGTTACATCAAATACAGCAAAATGTATTTAACGAAAAGCACTTATCACCAGATGGAATTATTCAAAAATTCCTTGGATTATAACACTTCCCCATGATTGGGTGATTTAAAATCGCTACAATTTGGGATGACAGCCGCGGATGTCTCCTATTGTAAATAATTTATAAGGAGACTAAAAACATGATGAATGGTTATCGTCAATGTAGATGTGTCATCACTGTATGTACCCGAAAAAGTCCTGCCTGCCACAAAGTCTGCAATTTTAATAAAATTTACTGCCCGTTTTGCCGATGCAACATCAATAAAGACAATGTACATAAATCCATTATTTTGTGAAGTTGCTCCGTACATGATAAACGATGTATAGGTGTTCTTATTAAGCTTAATATTTATAGAAAACGTTGAAAGATTTTGAGTTTTAATGAAGACCTTACTATTTAATTCATTTATATTAAATTAAAAAAGTCCCCAGAACTAAGGAACTGGGGACTGGAAGATTATGAAATCTGGGGATACGTCGTTCCCTGATTTCTGCATAAGAATAACACGAAAATTAATTTCTGTCAATGGAGGGTGTATATATGAGAGGTAGACTTCGCCAAAAACAGTCCATATGGATTTCGACAGTAACAGAAAAAAACAATGGAATGGATAAAACTCTTGTCTATTCAAACCCGCAAAAGAAGAATATTTCAGTATCAGCAACAGCCGGTACGCCAGAAGAACTGTCTGCCGGAATCATTCCCGACTATGACCGGTACATTACGGTTTTTGACCGAACATTTCAGCCAAAAGAAGGCAACGTCTTGTGGGTTGATGTCGTGCCAGAAATCAGGGAAGACGGAACATTAATCCTTGATGGAGATAACAGCCCGACTGTTCTTCCAGACTACAGGCTTAAGAGAATCCTTGATACTCAAAAAGGACAAGTTGCCCGATATGGAATAGCGAAAATCGGTGGCAACAATGAGTAGGAAAACAATCCGGTGCAGTTTGAACCATAATTCTTTGCAGTCTGCAATTCAGCAGTTGGAAGCATACCGGAAAGATATTCAAAGGAAGAACCAGATTTTTGTTGATAAACTGGCTCAAGAGGGAATACAGGTTATCCAGACCACAATGGAATCTGTTCCGACCGAAGAAAAAGGTTCTTACTACACGGAAGTTATTAATAACGGACATGGCGATATTGTTGGTGCAGCAGTCCGGCTTTCTGGGGACAAGGTTCTTTTTATCGAATTTAGCGCCGGTATTTCTTATGGAACGGACAGCTATCCATTACCGTCTGGCGCTGATTATGGCGTTGGTACTTACCCAGACCAAAAACACGCCTACGACCCAAACGGATGGTGGTATGTGGATGAAAGTGGACAAAAGCATCATTCTTATGGTAACAGGGCTTACATGCCGATGTACCATGCGGAAGAAGCCATCATTATTCAGATACGACATATTGCAAAGGAAGTGTTTGGAAGTTAAACTTCCTATGCTAAAATATGGAATCATATGACACATATTTTGTACAATTAAGATGCGAAGCATCTACCGGAAAGGTAGGTGCTTTTTTCATACCAAAAAAATAAATCATAAAAGGAGAAGTGAATTTATGCTGGTAGAAATCATTGGTAAAAGATACGAAGAAAAAATCGTAACCACAAGTCGAAAAATAGCAGAGGGTTTCGAGAAAAGACATTCCGATGTACTGAGAGATATCGAAAATCTGGGATGTTCGGAAGAATTTAGACAACGAAATTATGCGTTGTCCTCTTATACTTCGGAACAAAACAAAAGACTTAAAGAGTACATCGTTACAGAAGATGGCTTTACAATTCTTTGCATGGGCTATGGCGGCGAAAGGGCTATGGAGTTTAAAGAACGCTACATCGCAGAGTTTAATGCAATGCGTGATGAATTGAAAAAGATTCACGTAGAGCGTCAGCAATGGCAAATTGAACGTGATAAAGGCGTAGTTATCAGACATATTCTTACAGATACAATTAAAATGAAGATATCTGACAGCCCGAATAAGAAATTTGCATATCCAAATTACACAAATTTGATATACAAAAATATATTCGGAAAGACAGCAAAGGAAATAGAAATCGAACTTGGCGTTAAACCCAAAGAAGCTGTTAGGGATTATTTTACAGGTGAAGACTTAGCAAAAGTGCAAAGCATGGAGATGCTTGTAAGTAGCCTTATTAACTGTGGCTGGGGATATCAGCAGATTAAAGAGTTTATTCAAACACAAACTCAAAACATGCTAGAACAGGCAGGGTGATTAAATGCCGAAAATATTAAAAAACCCAATATCCGAGATATACAAGCGCTGGAATAAATCTGTCGAACCTGTAGTTGGTAAAGGAAATTTTTCCATGGACAGAAGCCAAACTCTTGCATCTGGAAAGAAAACCTATGCAAGACTTTACATGTTAGGAAATGTTCTGACAGAAGGAGACCTTGAAGGCGATGAATGCGCCTCGGTTCCAACTATCCAGATTGAGTGCTTTGCCGCAGGCACGAATCCAATTGCAAAAGTATATCAGATTGACGAAAAAAGCCACCAGTCCATGATTAGCATGGGATTTCGTAGAACTTACGGTCCTGAACTCATGGGTAACGTTGATGATAGCATCAAGCGGCTTGTTAGCCGATACACAAGAATTTACACTGGGCAGTTGCTCGGTGAATGAAAGGGGTGAGACAGAATGGATCAGATCATGAACTATGTGAAACCAGAACTCCTGGTTGTAGCTGTAGTCCTGTATTTTGTAGGAGTATTCCTCAAACAGGCTGAAACCGTAGCTGACAAATACATTCCTGGAATCCTTGGACTTCTGGGCGTAGTTGTCTGCGGAATCTATGTTTTCGCTACATCTACAGTCACAGGCGGTCAGGAAATTGCAATGGCAGTTTTTACCGCAATCACACAAGGTATTCTTGTCGCAGGACTGAGTACTTATGTGAATCAGGTCATTAAACAAGTAAGCAAAGAAGAGTAGAAGGGCGGTGATCCTTTTATCTCCCGGGCACAGGGTTACGTGTCAGAGCCGTAATGGCTCTTTTTTATTGCAATAATTTATAGCCGAAAGGCGGAAAGGAGCCAATATGGCATCAGGAAATATCGCAGGAATCAGTACCGTTGGTGCTCTTACCGGTTATGCAGTAGAGACAGTAGCGGGAACAAAACCAGAAAAATTCAAACTGCTTCACAGAATAAATGCTTCTGATGAAATCGCTATCGACGTTGAGACTATTGATGCATCTGCTCTCGAAGACGAAATCGAGAGAACTATCGCAGGCCGTGGTTCAACCGGCGGTACATTCAATGTAACTGTAAACGTTACAGACGAAACAATCAAAGAGTGGGAAGATCTTATCAGTGCTTACAAAACAGCTCATGCAAGTGGTCTGTCTATGTGGTATGAGGAATATTACCCGGCGCTTCAGAAAGCATTTTTCACCAAAATTGAGCCGCCGACTATCATTCCTAAACCGGCAAGAGATCAGAATGGTCTTCTTACTGTTGACATGTCTCTGACTATCAATGAGTATGTCGGCCCGGATACAGCAGTTAAGCCAACTGAAGGCGAATAACAAATATATCTAACTGGGAGGAAAAGATATTATGTATAAACTTTTAAAGATTGGTAGCAAAGAGTACAAACTGGAATACAGCATTGAAGCATCTCTGTATGATGAATGCGTCAAGAGTGTAATGAACACGCTTCTGGCAACCAGTGGCGGTGTGGACAAAACGCCGGAAGAAATGATCTCCGGCATGGCAAATATTCCGAACACAGCATTAACCGTGTTTTATGCAGGGCTTCTTCAATATCATGGCGATAGTCCAGATGCAGACGGCTCTGTTCCGAATCTTGCAACTGCGAAGAAACTTGCAGCACAATTCATTCAGGAACATAAGGATGATGAGCAGGGTAACTTTTACGGTATCTTTGCCATGTGTCTTGACCAGATGGAGGAAGACGGTTTTTTCAAACTAACCGGTCTGGAGACGTTCATGGACGATCTGAACGTAGCAGCCAAACCGAAGAAAGCTCCGAAGAAGCCGACAGATCACCAGAAAAAAGCTACAGCGAAATAATCTGGACAGAGTTATATCCGGCGGCAGTTCGCATCGGAATGAGCCGGAAAGAATTTCTCAGAAGTACCATACGTGACCTTCAAGTAAGGATACGTGAGTACGAGAAAAGTAAACGTGATGAGATAGAAACTCAGGTAAAACTGATTGAATATCAGTCATGGCTTTCCGGCTTATATGTGAAATCTGCGGTAGCAAGTGCGCTTTCTGACAAAGCAAAATATCCAGATAAACCAATCACAGAAAAAACAAAGAAACCACAGATTGAAGAAAAAACAGATGTTCCGAAACGATCTGAAGCTGAATTGAAGCAGGAGGAACGTTACTACGAACTTCTGATAAAAAAGGCAAATGCGAATATAGCTGAAATAGGCAATAAAAAGGGCGGACAGGATGAATAAAAAGTCTTGTCTGCCCTTATTTTTTTTGATTAAAAGGAGGTGTTTTTTGTGGCTGATAATACCATTGATACCCTTGATATACAAATAAACAGTAGTACCAGGAACGCTACAAAAGCATTGGGAAATCTGGCTAAAAAGTTAAAAGATGTTGACACAGCACTGGGAAACGTCAATACCGGCGGACTTAGAAACTATGCTCGTGAAATCGGAAGAGTATCATCGGCTTTACAGACCTTAAACAAAACAAAAGTTAGTGTTCCGGACTTATCTGGATTAACCGGTCAGCTTCGAAGCTTGTCAAAGGTTGACTTTACGACACTTGGAGCGAGTACGAAATCTTTGCAGAATCTGGCTGCCGGATTAAGCTCTTTAAAAGGTGCTTCGAACATTTCAATTCCAAAGATTGATACAAAAAACGTCAAGTCAGCAGTAAACGCTATTCGAAAATTTCAAGAGATTGATGCTGTGAAAATGCAGCCAGCAATAACCGGTGTTGAAAAGATTGCCAGTACCATGAACGCTCTTAATGGAATGAACTTCAAAGATTCTAAAATCACGAATGTCATCAATTCCTTAAGTCGACTTGCAACAGCGGACATGAGTAGCTTTGATACTTCAAAGATGGGAGAAATCATCAAAAGCATCGACAGCTTAAATGATGTCAGGGACGTTTCTTCCAGTGTCAACCGGTTCACAGGTTCGTTAGCAAGACTTGCTAATGCCGGTGGAAAAGCAGATCAGTCAGCAGAAGGCTTAAAAAAACTCGGAAAGAGTTTGAGAAAAGTTATTAACGGTATGCTGTTTACAGCAAAGCCTTCGGAATCCATAAACATGTTTGTACAATCCATTTCACGGCTGGCAAATGCAGGTGACAAAACTGGTAAAACAGCATCACAATTAGAGTATTTAGCTACAGAAGTAAAGAAATTCTTTACCGTCATGCAGGATGCTCCGCGAATCAGTGAGAATACACTGAGAATGACAGAAGCCCTCGGGCAGTTAGCGGCGGCTGGTGGGAAAGTAGGGACTTCCACGAATACTGTGGTCAATTCCTTTAACAAGCTTTCCTCTATCGGTTCGGGACTTTCTTCGTTACTCGGTGGGGTAGCGACAAAAGCAAAGAGCGGATTGGGATTTCTGGCAGCCGGAATATCCAATCTGGTCAACAGGAGCAGTGGGCTGAAAACAGCATCTTCCAATGTAGGCTCTTTTATTAAGACCGTCCTTGGCTTCAAAGCTGCTTCAGCTGTAATGAACAAATTCAGCGAAGCTATGGGTGGAAAAGGAATCCTTGAGATCGGTTCCGATATCGCTGAGGTCGAGAACGTTGTAGATGTTGCCTTTGGAAGCATGGCAGATCAGGCATATAAATTTGCATCTACGGCGACAAAGCAGTTCGGACTGTCGGAACTGGCAGCAAAGAACTACTCCGGAACCATGATGGCAATGCTGAATGCTTCTGGTGTAGCGCAGGAATCCGCTGCGAAGATGTCAACAACTCTTGCAGGATTAGCCGGAGATTTGGCATCTTTTTACAACATTGATACTGATACCGCCTTCTACAAATTAAGGGCGGGCATTTCAGGTGAAATCGAGCCTTTAAAACAGCTCGGAATAAACCTTTCGGTCGCCAATTTACAGGAGTATGCGTTATCACAAGGCATTACAACAGCCTATAATTCCATGACACAGGCGCAGAAAGCAATGTTGCGTTATAACTACATCATGTCAGTTACAAGTGCGCAACAGGGGGACTTCGCCAGGACAGCCGGTAGACTATGTGCCGCCTGATGTAGCAATACATCAGTGAAAATCGGGTAAAGTCGGTAAATGCTAAGTTGACTTAACACGAACATTTTGATATAATATGCTCGAGGTGATTTAATGCGAACATATTATATTTACAGAGCTACAAATAAAATAACTCAAGAATCTTATATCGGACAGACAAATAATTTCCATAATCGAAAATGGCAACACGAAAGATGCTATGAAAAGGAAAAATGCAAATTTCACGATGCAATTGAAAAATACGGAACAGATAATTTTGAATGGGAAATTTTAGAAACTTGTGATACAAGAAAAAAAGCTTTAAAACTTGAAAGAAATTATATCACACTGTATAATACTTATCATAGTGGATACAACGAAAACAAAGGAGGAGTTGGCGGACATAACTCAATTCCTGTAGTTTGTCTTGCAAAAGATGGAACTTTTATTAAAAGATATGATAGTGCCACTGAAGCAGAGAAAGACGGCTTTTGCGCAAACAGTGTATTGGAATCTTGCAGGAGTGAAACGCGTACTGACCATGGACGCATTTTTATGTACGAGAAAGATTTTCAGCGTTATGGATCGCGAAAGTACACTACGCCAGAATCAACAAGCATGAGAAGTATTATTCAATGCGATAGCAACGGAAATTTCATACAAAAATTCAAAAGTGTCCAAGAAGCTTCAGAAATGACGGGTGCTAATCGCACGACTATTTCTGGAGTTTTGAGCAAAACATATAAATCCGCAAACGGCTTTATTTTTGTATATGAAGAAGATTTTCCGATAAAAGATTTGAGTGATTATCAAAAACGAAAAAAAGGTAGAAAAGTAGCTCAAGTAAATCCTGATACAGGAGAAATATTAAAAGTGTTTAATAGAATATCGGATGCAGGAAAAGAATTAGGTGTGTGCTACAAGGGCATACACAAGGTAATCGACAAACCTGATAGAACTGCATTTGGATATAAATGGATAAGTCAATAAGTTAATACCGAGATAAGGCTATAGAATAAAAGCTATAGCACATTGTAGAGCGTAGGGATTGAACCTAGGCTCTTTTTTATTAAAGAGTTTAGAATATAATATCCCCAAGAGTATCCGACATCCTTATGGGATGAAAATGTACGCCGAACTTATAGGAAACTATAAGAACTATAGGATAAAAAGCCTATAGGATAACATTAATTGACATATGCAAACCAAGTACGTCTCCTTACTATGAATCTTCAGTCCCTTGCATCTGTTATCGGGCAGGGCTTAATCGCAGCAGTTCTTCCGGGAATCCAGGCTCTTAATGCCTTAATGTCAAAACTTATGCAGGCTGCGGAAACATTCCGTAACTTCATGTATGTTCTGATGGGGAAAAAGATTAAAGGTTCCACAAGTGGGGTCGTAAATGATCTTGCTGGACTGGAAGATTCCGCAGCAGACCTTAGCGGATTACAGGACGCCGGAGATGCAGCAGCTTCCGGGATGGACGATGCTACTTCATCAGCAAAAGCTCTGAAGAAAGCTCTTTCTGTTCTTCCATTTGACGAACTGAATCAGCTGACAGATAATTCTAGTTCATCCGGTTCAACGCCTGGTACCGGAAAGGGTAAAACTGGAACCGGTGCAACACCTTCATTGGGTCTTGGCGGAATCACGGACCAGATAGATGATGCTCTGAGCAAAGAAGAAACCCCTATCAATAAATGGGCTGAAAAAATCCGCAAAGCTTTTCTTAACCATGACTGGGAAGGACTTGGAAAGACCATTGCAGATATGCTTAATATCGGAATCCGGAAGATTTATGATGTTATTAGTTGGAGTAATGTAGGACCGAAGATCTCTGCATTTTGTGATGCTTTTACTCGATCTTTTAACAGCCTTGTCGAAAACATTCACTGGGATAGATTAGGGCGTACTGTCGGTGCCGGTATCAACACTTTGGTCAATACCTTTGAGCTTCTGATTGGCCCGGGTGGCATTGACTTCGTAAACATTGGTAACAAACTGGCAACCGGACTTCGGGGAATGATTGATGAAGTTAACTGGCCGAACCTTGGCCAAGTCCTTGGCAGTGGTTTTATGATAAGCTGGAATATTCTGGACGGTTTTGTTCAGAAAATGTCTAAAGAGAATAATGCCGGTCTGACTGGTTGGGAACAGTTAGGAACTGCGGTTGCTGATGCCATGAATGGAGCTTTTGGGCGAATTTCGTTTTCAAAGATAGCCACTACGATTGCGACCGGATTAAACGGTGCATTTCAGACATTGGCTGCATGGACGCAAAAATTCAACTGGGACGGATTGGTAACTAATATTTCCAACGGAATCAATACTTTTATCAGAAAGTTCAAGTGGAAAGAGAACGGAACATCCTTAAACACTTTCATTACTAACTTACTGAATGCCCTGGTTGATATCGCAGAAAAAACAGACTGGGAATCCTTTGGAAGAGGCATCGGACTATTCCTTAGTCAGATAGACTGGGGAAGCCATTTAAAGGATTTAGCAACAGTATTACTGGATGCTTTGGGCGGGATTTTTTCTGGATTAGGAGAAACTACAGCCGGTAAGTTTGTAGTTGCGTTTGCCGGTGTAGGATTGGTGTCAAAGGCAGATACCCTGGTATCATCTATCTTAGTCGCTATGGGAAAACTGCCGACCGGAACAAGCGCTACGGCAACATTACTGAGGACAGCACTCAGCAAAATAGCAACCGCCTTTTCAACCAGTACATTAGGCACAACTGTTGGAGTTTACGCTCTGGAAGCTGTTGACAAATTGAAAGCAATCCCGAATACCATAACCACACAGATTGCCCCGAAAATTCTTGAAGTTATAACCACTAAGCTTTGGCCAGCTGCAACTGCCTTTGCTGGTTCAATTGGAACTTGGATTACAGGAACTTTTGCACCAGCTATGGCAACAGCGTTTTCTACATTGGGTAGCGTACTGTTCAGCCCGATAGGCTTAGCTGTTATCGGAGCTGTTGTCGGTGGATTTCTGCTGTGGCAAAATTGGGATACCGTTACGGAATTTGCCGGTAAAGCTAAGGAAGCAATAGAAAATGCGTTCAGCACTGCCGGAACTTGGCTTTACACACATGGTTCAAATCTTATCAATGGACTTTACAACGGTGCTAAAAACGTGATTTCCACTGTTGGAACATGGCTTAAAACAAACATCTCGGACCCTATTATTAACGGTGTTAAAAACCTTTTCGGTATTCATTCTCCGTCTACGGTTTTTGCTGAGATTGGCGGATATTTGATATCTGGACTGAATCAGGGAATCTCTGACAGGATTGGAAGCGTGATTGATACGTTCACAAACATTAAGAACACCGTAACCGGCGTATGGGACGCTATTAGTTCAAATACCAAAACAGCATGGGATTCAATCGGCTCAAAAATTAAAGGGGCTTGGGATACGATTACCGGTCAGACTGAAACCAATTCTGCATCCGCAGCTACAAGTGCCGAAAAATCCTTCAGCCGTGTAAGCACATCTGCGACAAAGAACTGGGGAAATTCTTCCCGTGAAGTAACCAAAAATGTTCGTCAGATGAAGGTTGATGCAAGTACAGAGCTTGGCAGAATGGATGAAACCGTCCGCAGCCACTTTGGAAGCCAGTACAGAATCGCTCTCAAGAAATGGGAAAATCTGGGAAGGGATATATCTTCTTACATCCGAGGAACCATGGACACGAGCATAGGCGGTGCGATTGGCGGCATAGTTAATACAATCAGCCGAAATTTCAGCGATATGTATAGTATCGGGCAAACGGCTATGCAGAATCTCCGAAACGGCATGGAGTCAATCAACATCAGAACTCCACATATTTCCATGGATTACACTGATTGGCAAGAGGGACAGACCCACAAGTGGCGGTACAATTCGAGAGTTGACTGGTATGCCAAAGGTGGTCTTTTCAATGCAGCATCCGTGATCGGTGTCGGTGAAGCCGGAAAGGAAGCAGTCCTTCCACTGACCAACAAACAGGCCATGAAGAGCATTGCTGACAGCATTACCGGAAACATGCCAGACGGAAGTATTGGACTGGGCAAGGAGGAAATGGCACAGGCGGTAACACAGGGCGTTGCCATGGCAATGATGAACATGAACACCGGCGGAAACTCATCTCCGCAGTACATTTCCAACACGATCAATCTGGATGGACGTGCTATTGCGAAAGCTGTCACAAAAGCCCAGAACGACAACAACCGACGCAAGAATCCCAGCCCAGCATGGTAAAAACCATTGCGTTTTCTGCCGGGTTGCGGTATAATAAATGAGTAACGAGTAGCACCTATATCTTGTTATATTGTACGAAAAACAAAATATTGAGCAGACTTTTAAGATGATATTTACTTGGGTTGAAACAGTGACCCGTTTCCCGTGATACCGTCTTGGAGTCTGCTCTTTTTTTGTTTCCAAAAACCCTGCCTGCAAGAGCAGTTGCGAACGAAAGGAGTTATATGGAGATAGTAAGTATTAAAAACAATCAAGCATTTACTGACAGCAAAATTATTGCATTCGGCACAAACAACCGGCATCATTCAATAACTGCGGTAATTCAAAAGTATTTAGACGATTTTGAGGATTTCGGGAAGGTTCGATTTAAAATGGAACCTTTGGCAAGCGGTCAGAAGGAAAAAATTTACATCCTAAATCAGCAGCAGGCTACATTGCTTATGACTTATTTGAGAAACAGTGAAATTACCCGTAGGTTTAAAAAGGAGCTCGTTCGCCAGTTTTACTTAATGCAACAATTTATTTTCGAACGTCAAAGCAAGTATTGGGTTGAAACACGAGAGCAGGGAAAACTTACTAGAAAAGCTGAAACGGATGTTCTGAAGCAATTAGTTGAATACGCGAAAGAACAGGGTTCTCAGCATTCTGATAAAATGTATATCACATACACCAAATTAGCAAATAAAATTTGCGGTATATCTGGAAGAGATAACGCTACAGCTCAACAGTTGAGCAACCTTACTGTAGCTGAAAACATCATTCTTCATTGCATCCAAGCAGGAATCTTGGAGAATAAATATTACAAAGAAATCTATAGAGACTGCAAAAAGCGACTGGAGATATTCAAAGATATTGCTTATTTGGAAGTCGCATAAAACTGGTAAAACCAACAGGCTTACCCGACGGGGGACAAGCGTAATTCCATGATACGCCTGCCTGTTGTTTTTATAAATCATGGATCTGTGACGAAACGGCAGTCACGTATTAACGACATGGAGGTTATCTATATGAAAGGTCGAAAATTAGCTTCCCCAAAACAAATAAAATTTGCCAGAGTAATTGCCGAAGCTCTTGATATTAATATGAGCTTTAATGAAGGCGATAGTTATTATGATGTTAATGAGTTTATCACAGAGCACGAAGACGAATACAAAAAATGCAATTGGAAAAAAGCAAGTATTCGCCAAATTGATTACGCTAATGCAATCTCACGTGCTTGTTATGGATACAAAAAGTTTGATGAAAATAGTTGCTATGGTGATGTTTCCGATTTTATATCAGGTAACAAAGATGCGTATGCACGTATATTGTGGAGAGAATCCATTATAGAAAAAAATAGCGAAGATACTGTTGAATGTAGTAAAGATTTTCCAACGGAATCAATGCTGTTTTTGTGTGATAATTTATATAAAGTTCATGGCGTATACGCTTTTATTGGCGAAGATAATACCATTTTGTACATTGGAAAATCAATTGATTTATCGCAAAGAATTACATCGTCTTATAGAGAACGAAAAAATTCGGCAAAAATTACCCGAGTAATGTTTTATGCGGTAAATAATATTGCAGATACAAATATTTTAGAAATATTACTCATAGCCGAAAATAATCCGGTTCTCAATGAAGACTGCAAAACAGAAGACTCCCCTGAACTGTTTCATAGTGGAATAGACATACTCCGGGATTTCAGCGAAATTCCACTTAACAATTCGGAAAAGGAGGTCATGTGATTATGGCAGTATTTAGAGTGCACAAAACAAAGAATTATACATTGATGAGTAATCATCATTTAAGAGACAAGAATTTAAGCCTTAAAGCAAAGGGACTTTTGTCAGTGATGTTTTCTTTGCCGGATTCTTGGAATTATTCTATTCCGGGATTATGCGCGATCTTGAAAGAAAACGAAACAGCAGTAAAGTCAACTATAAAAGAATTAAAAGCGACAGGATATCTTGTTGTGGATAAGAAAAAACCTTGTAAAGAAGAGGGACGATCTAAGTTTGAATACATTTATAATATTTACGAAACACCGCAGGAAGTGCCAAACAATGACATTATTCAAGTGCCGCCTCAGCAAGGTATAGAAAACCTACCCCTAGAAACTCCAGGGGTAGAACATCACCCCCATAATAAAAGAACTGATATATTAACTACTGATAAATCAATTACTGATACAGATAAAGACTTTATTTTATCAAATAAAGAGAAAAAGACTTTACCAAAGAATGGTAAAGGTTCAAAGACTTCTGCTCCTAATAATATTAATATACTAGATATAAATAATATACCCTCACGGACAACTGAGCAGAAGGAAGTGTGCCGCAAGCAAAAACAGAAAAATCGTTCTGAGAAGTACCGGGACGAAGATGTACCACAGATTCTGTACAATGAGTTTAATTCACTGTATGGTGAACAGGAGAATATTCTGGAAGATCATGACATCTGTCTGACCATGGCAGTTATCGCTTATTACTTCAAGCAGTACCGGGAACACATGGGCGAACAGCATATGATGATTTCCACCAAATACGCAAATCAGTTCATGGGAGTTATCATTGGCGATGATTCACCGCTTCTGAAAGCGGACGTGGAAGAAAAATATGAACTCCGGTTCTATCAGGACATGATAGATGAGTTCTTCAAGTCAGACCTTGGCCAACGAAACGGAAAAAGCTTTGACCGTCATATCTGGCTGTTCTTCACTGAGGAGAATCAGAGAATTTTGTGTGAACGGGTAAAGCAGAAATGGGATAACCAAGAATACATTGACTGAACCAATCCGAAAACCGTTTGAAATACCGTAGGTGATAATTTCCTCATACAAACGATTCAAATTGATTCTAGCCAAAAACGTTACAGTAATTGATTATAAACTCAACATACAGGAAAAATACATGGACTTTAAAACAAAATACTTTGCTATCTGGCAGGAAGTGTGGGGACTGCACAAGAAATACTGGCGGATCCCGTTGAACGATTCTGGGCTGTGGGAACAATTCGCAGCTGAAGCAGAAGCCCTCAGAAGCAGATATGCGGGAGCGCCGGAAGAACATTTCGTTGGAAAACTGATTCTTGCTGTGACAAACGAAGTAGAAAACGCTTCAAAAACACTTGAATGATAATTTCCTCACGTGACACATAAAAATGGATCCTAGGCGAAAATGCTCAATCAATTATTGTGATTCTCATTGTAGTTTCTCTTTATCAGATGTATAATTGAGCTATCAATCAAAGGGAGGAAGAAGTAAATGAAAAAGTGGAAAAAGTTTACAGTGATTTTGCTAGCAATGATTACGGCACTTACTATGGCGGTTCCGGTATCGGCGGCAATGTTCCCGATAGACATAGGAACCACCGATGATGGCGATTACATCATAGGGAGAAATTTGACGGTAGTAAGTGGCTTTGAAGTAGACAGAAATATGTATATTAGTCCAGGCGGCTCGTACACATTTTACGGAGAACTGACAGTCCACGGCAACCTTTACGTTTTGGGCGATTTTTATAATCACGGAACAATTAATGTTGATGGCAATATCTTCTGCCTAAATTATTATCAAGGGAACTGCTTACTAGAACGTGCAACACAAGATGATGGAAACGGTAATACTCAGTATTTCGACAATGGAAACTTCTACAATTACGGGGATATATCATCGCCTCCGTATGTGGATGCAAATTATGCATTCATAGAGGTTCCTACAGTTTGGTACTGCACGCATTCTTCTGTTTCAAAAGCGACATGTACTAAACCAAAAAAATGCAAGGATTGCGGAAAAGTTTTAAGCGGTGCACTTGGACATAATTGGAGATCAGCTACTTGCACATCGGCAAAAAAATGTAGCCGTTGCGGTAAAACTGCTGGGAAAGCATTGGGACATAAATGGTCCAGATGGAAAAAAGCTAATAAAGCAACTGTATTCAAGAAAGCAACGCAAGCAAGAATTTGTTCGAGATGTAAAAGAAAACAGAGTAGAAGTGTTGGAAGTAAGTTAAAACCAATACTTAAATTCAACCGTAGAAATGTAAATATGAATGCATATAGCTCCACAAATGTAAGGGTTACGATGGCAAATGGAGATCGTATTAAATCTGCAAAACCGCAAAATAGATCCATGCTTGCAGTGGGGACCACGAACAAACAGATCAATATTTACGGAAATGGAAAAGCAGGAAAGACTAAAATCTTGGTTACTCTTGCTAGCGGAAAGAAAGGTTATATAACAGTTACGATAAAGAAACCGGCATATACAATAGAGGACCCGGGCGATTTGTTTGAATGAACATCCTATGTAAAAATATGGAATCATATTACGCCAAAAAAGTATAATGAATAATCATAAAGCGTCTATCTTTGATAGGCGCTTTTTTCATGCGCAAAAATGAGGTGATTATTCAATGGCAGACGTTTTTATAAAAATCAATGGTGCAGCAATGCCTTGTCCGTCCTCTTTCACATGGGGGCTTCAGGACATATCAGCGTCAGAATCCGGGCGTACTGATGACACGATCATGCACAAGAATCGTGTTGGACAGAAGAGAAAACTGGAAATAGGTTGGAACGCACCGGAATGGGAAAAAGCTTGCAAAATCGTGCAGGCGGTCAACCCAGAGTACATTTCTGTTGAATATCCCGATCTCTTGTCTGGAAACAAACACGAAGTCCGAACCTTTTATGTTGGCGACCGGTCCGCTCCTTTTAAGTGCTGGTGGGTCGGGAATCAACGGATGGAAGGATTGCAATTTGACTTGATCGAGCAATAGGAGGTGAGAGATTGAGAGATATTTCAGACAGATTTAAGAATGAACAAAATAACGATAACAGGAATTATTTAAAATACGCTGACATAACACTGACGGATGGGACAGTTATCAATCTTACCAACGCTGATTTTTGGTCAAATGGTATGAAGTTTGAGGATTCCGTGTCTGACGACAACACGTTTAACATCGGGTCCGCAAATATCAATACTTTGAACCTGTCAATCAATAACTTTGATGGAAAGTATACAGATTACGATTTTACGGATGCTACGGTGATCTGCTATGTAGGAATTGAACTTGAGCCGGAAGATACCAGCGCATTACTCGATACCACCGGCGATAAGATTCTGGATACGACCGGTAACGAAATCATAGTGCATAAAAATGCTCTGATAGAAAAAATCCGGATATGCACAATGACAGTCATAGATACTCCGTACCAGAACACTACAATTATTGAGCTAGAATGTGAAGATAATATGCGGAAGTTCGACCGTGATTATTCTGCAAGTAAGATGAAATATCCGGCGACAAGGAAACAAATCATACAGGATGCTTGCAAGGTGTGCGGAGTAACACTGGACACACTTAATTTCTATCAGGATTCTTACCAGATACCAGCAAGACCTGATGATGAAGCACTGACCTTCAGACAAGTCATTGCATGGACATGCCAGATCGGATGCCAGTACGCCAGATGCGATAAATACGGCAGACTGACTATAAAATGGTATGACACAGAAATTGCCGATGCAAACAGAGTAGCTGTAAATTCCACGAATGGCTTTACCCCAAACTTGGACGATGTAGTGATAACTGGTGTGCAGGTAACAGAGTATCTGGAATCCACATCTACGGACGAAGAAGCGAGTTCGTATCTGTACGGAGAAGAAGGATACGTTCTGAAAATCAGTGCAAACAAACTGATTCCGCAAGGAACCGGCGAGGTCGTTGCAAACATAATCGGTGAAAAATGCGTCGGGATGTCTTTTAGACCGTTTGAAACGGAATGCCTGACTGATATAGTTCTTGAAGCCGGTGATGCTGTTCTGATCACCGACCGAAAAGGAAATAAGTATAAGAGCTTTTTGACAAATGTTGTGCTGCAACCGGGATCGTTCGAACAGATATCCTGCAATGCCGAAAGTGCGGCCCGGAATAGTTCGAAGACTTATTCACTTGTAACGCAAGCTGCTGTGGATGCCAGAAAATCCGTTTGGAAAGAGCGAACCACCAGAGAACAGGCATTACAAGAGTTTAAAGACCGGCTGGACAATTCCACCGGCGTATATACCACAGTCCAGACTCAACAGGACGGTAGCCAGATATTTTATTTACATGACAAGCCCACACTCGCAGAATCACGGGCTGTATGGAAGATGACCGCAGAAGCATGGGGTGTTTCAACCGATGGCGGGCAAACATGGAATGGTGGAATGACTGTTGACGGAGATACGATTGTGAGAATTTTGAACGCTGTTGGTGTTAATGCTGACTGGATTAATGCCGGAGCAATCACGGTAACAGATACCGATGGAAGCATCATCTTCTCTGTGGATATGGACACAAAATCCGTATATCTCGACGGAAGTGTCCAAATCGGTGGAGGAAAATCTCTTAATCAAACATTCGCAAACTATCTCCAAGAAAGTAAGGATTATTCAGACGGAAAACTATCTGACTACGCCGAAACGGTAACTGGCTCACTGGGAGAGTTACAAGACCAGATAGATGGCCAGATTGAAACGTTCTACTACGATTATGAACCTACGCTTCAAAACAAACCTGCATCTAATTGGACAACAACAGAAGAACGGAAAAAGCATGAAGGAGATTTATTCTTTTGGAAGCCGAACAAAGAAACTGGTGAAGGCGGATATGCTTACCGGTTCTTTTATGATTCGACCGTAGGTAAATGGGAATGGGTTCTTGTACAGGACACCGATATCACAAAAGCTCTTGCGGCGGCTCAAAACGCACAAGATACCGCGGACCATAAGCGCAGAGTGTTTGTGACAAAGCCGCAGCCACCTTACGATATCGGTGATTTGTGGTCACAGGGAGAAGATGAAGGTGGAGATATCCTTACCTGTACAGTTTCAAGAGCAAAGGGAGCATCTTATGTTCAGTCGGATTGGCAGAAACTGAATAAATATACAGATGATACAAAAGCAGAAGAGGCCCTTGAAGCGGCGTCCTTAGCCAGAAACATGACCATGCAGCTTGATAATGACTATCAGGGAATCCCGGTCGACAGTGATGGTAACTATACAGAGTTCCCGGAGTGCACCACAACAGCGACCGTCATGTACGGCACGCAGGATATTACAGATAACTGTACGTACACAATTACGACGTCCCAGAACGTACAGGGAAACTGGAACAAGGAAAATAAGACATACACCGTCACCGGACTGACCGCAGACAGTGGATGGGTGAACATCAAGGCGGCATACCTAAATAACCTTGTCGTATCGAAACAGTTCTCACTTGCGAAACAGTACGCCGGACCGCAGGGAATCCCGGGCATTGGAACAGATGGAAAGACCACTTATCTGCATATCCAGTACGCACCGGTACAGAACCCGACAGCGGCACAGATGAGCAAGACACCAAACAAATATATCGGAACTTACACGGACTTTTCTGGCGTTGACAGTACCGACCCAACGAAGTACACATGGGCGAAATTTGAGGGTGACCAAGGGGCACAAGGGCCGAAGGGAGCAGACGGCAAGTCGTCTTATACGTGGATGAAATACGCCACAAGACCGGATGGACTTGACATGTCAGACAACCCGGATTATGTACCGCTGTTAGACAGCGCTGGCAGTCCGATTCTGGATAGTGCCGGAGAACAAATCTATACGGTGACACAGGCGACCTATATCGGCATTGCAACAAATAAGGACACGGCTACAGAAAGTACCAATCCGGCAGACTACACATGGAGCCGGTTCCGTGGCGTCGATGGATATGACGGAAAGGACGGAGCAAACGGCATCCCGGGAAAAGACGGAAAAGACGGAAAGACACAGTACACGCACCTTGCTTACGCTAACAGTGCGGATGGTCGGACAGATTTTTCAGTATCCGACGGAAACCGTGAGTACATCGGCATGTACGTGGACTTCGTGGAAGCCGACAGCACCGACCCGACAAAGTATACGTGGTCACTGATTAAGGGGGCAAACGGAGCACAGGGCGTGCCGGGAACACCGGGGGCGAACGGAAAGACGCCGTACTTCCATATCGCATATGCCAACAGTGCGGATGGTAGAACAGGTTTCTCCGTGGATGATAGCGTCAATAAGCTGTATATCGGGCAGTATACCGATTACACGCCAGACGATAGCACTGACCCAACGAAGTATAGTTGGACAAAGATTAAGGGCGAACAGGGGACTGCCGGAAGGACTTACTTCTTTCAGAGCAATGCAGATGTGTTACTGATGGGAGCAGACAAGAAGATAACGCCGGCATCGCTCATTGTGGATTCGTTCTATCGTGACGGAAACGGCGAGATTGCACAGTCACAAAAAGGTTGGTGGAAACTGGAAAAATCCACCGACAACGGCGCTACATGGGCAACACTCACGGTATCACAGACTGCGGCACTTGACCGGCTGAGTATCAACGTCAATAGCCTGTCGCTCAATGCCCATGACATGCTCAAGGTTTCACTGTATTTTGACCAGTCGAAAACGAAACTTGCGGACTATCAGACTTTTTCCGTAGCGGTTGATGTAGCATCACTGACACAGGAACAGATAGTTGATATTCTGTCAGACAGCGGAAAATTCAAGGGATTGTACTACGAAAAAGATGAGAGTGGAAACCAGACATTGTATATTTCGTTCAATGCCGCAAAAGGTGGAACGCTTGCACTCGGCGGGCAGAATGACGGAAACGGCTTGATGAAAATATACGATAGCTCCGGAAGTTTGATTTTGACAGTTGGACGAAACGGAATAGAAACTAGAGCAACGACGCTGACCGATAAAAATGCAAAGGGTATAATTGCATTTAACAAGAAAGGTTTGACCTTTACTGAGGATATAGCGGGCGGTGGTACGGGTACAGACGAAGACTTGCATCTTGAAAAAAGCATAATTTCATTCGATTCACTTGCTAACATCATAGGCGAGTTAGACAAACTGACAGTCCGTAAAGATGCCAAAATAGAAGGCAGACTCCTTTTTTATGATTATGAAAATCAAAGTAAAAAAGCGAGCGAAGCGGTAACGAAGCAACCCATAGCATCTGTTACTGCCGACGGGAATCGAGTAGCTTTTTTGTATTCTGACTATCACGCAAATGGATATGGAGCCGGTACCGAACATAGTAATTATCGCCTTGGTGTAAAAGCACAGTGGGGCGGCAGTTCTTATGCAATGCATTATATTTATACGAACTTGAATATTTCTGACATCCGTCTAAAAGAAAACGTCAAAAACAGTGAAACAGACGCTCTTGAAACGGTTAATCAAATGAAAGTCCGTCAGTTTGACTGGAAAGAGCGGATGGGTGGATGGCATCAAAACATCGGTTTCGTGGCGGATGAACTGGAAGAAATCGACCCGAACTTGGCTCTGGGCGGCGGATATGACGAAAACGGCGAGATGGATATTAAACAGATTAACAGCCCGTATCTTCTCAACTACGCCATTAAAGCCATACAGGAACTTAGCGCAAAGGTTGACGAGCAAGAAAAACATATCAAAGAGTTAGAAAGGAGATTACAATAATGGGAAAATTTAACGAGTATTCACAGAAAGCAACACCGGCGGACAACGACACACTGATGATTTACGACGCAACATCGAAGGCAAACAAGCTTTCGCCGTTCAGCGGAATCTGGAACTGGATCGTTGAGAAACTGACCAATGCGGTCATCAGCAACTTGCAGACGAGCAACCAGACGGTGATTGGGGCACTTAATGAATTAAATAGTAAGGCATCCAGATTTGACGGAAATATCAAGAAAGTAGGATTCCGTTCAGGCCAAAGAGCATTGAATAATATTTATCTTGATTTTTACGATTCAAATAATTCAAGAACAAGTTTGGCATTTACTACAGATGGAGAAAATGCAATTAAGTTCCTTGTTAACGATGAGGAAAAATGGAAGGTTGTCGTAAAATAATTTTCCTCTTCCCA